GTGGAAACTAAAATTATTTTCCTCTAAAACATAATAAATTTCATCTAATCTGTATTCTGACTTAAAATTATTATTGTGGGCAAGCGAATAAAGCTTTAGTTCCCATGCTTTTTGGGTTATTTGAGCGATATCAATAAGTTCTTGTTTAGAATCTCCAAAAAAAATAGTGGAGCCTGTGAAATTATTGCAAATTCTATATTTTTGGAGGTTATCCACATTTACTGTGTCCGCAATTTTTGCACGAGACACATCCTTCTTGATAAATGAGATTGCCAGAGCCACAGGAGGGGCATTTCTTCTCTGATGCCTTTGTCCCATCCTGGATATACTCTTTCAGAACCCTGGACATGGCTCTTGAAAAAGAAAACAGGTCGTCATCCTTCTCGGAACCTTTTACAAGTTGTTCCACGACATACTGAACGGGCGTTCCATGCCTGAGGGCAAGAGAGATCGTTCTGGTAAAGGCTGCGTTTGTGGCGTTATCAAAAACTGCTGCAATGTCCTTTACAACCGTTTCATCCTCTGGAGACTTTTCGAAGTCATAGTGGAAGTCATATCTTGGAACAGGATTCTCCAAGCCGTTGTGCTTTACTATTTTTCCTACCTTGGCTCTTTTTGGAATGGAGATGTATTTTGACAAGCCGCCCATTATTTCATAAGGTCTTTCCTCGTGGAGGCCAACGAAGAAAGTCCACTTCTCACCCTGAACGGTTGTATGAATAACGTCACATCCAAGTTCTTTCGGTCTTTTGGGAGCATGATGGTCAAGAAATTTATTTTCTGCATCTTTTGTTCCCATTGTCTGAGAGTTTTCCGTAACCAGAACGCCAGTCCTGGAGCCGTCACGATAAATCGTGAATCCCTTGCAGCCAGATTCCCAGGCAGACATATAAATGTCACCAACAAGCTCCTTTGAGGCCGTATTTGGTAGATTGCAAGTTTTGGAGATAGCATGACAAATATATTCCTGAGCGGCAGCTTGCAATTTTACCGAGGCTTTCCAGTCTACGTCATTTGCTCTTGACTTCCAGTAAGGAGATTCCTCTACCTTTGTTTTCCCGGTAATCTTCATCCATTTCTGGAACTGAGGATGATAAACCTCATACTCTTGCCACTTGTCTCCCAAGTCGTCCACAAAGTCCACACGGACATCTTTGTCACTTGACATTATCTTTCTACGACGCTTGTAGACAACCTCAAATGCTGGTTCAATGCCGGAGGTTGTTCTTGTCAGAATCGACACACTTCCTGCCGGTGCAGTTGTAGTAAGGGCGATATTTCTACGACCAAATTTCTTTAGTCTTTCCTTTAGAGCTTTATCGTGTTGAGCAATTTTGTTGATAAACGGGTGATCTTTTTCTTTCTCGTAGTCGTATGCCGGAAATGGTCCACGTTGCTCTGCCAGGCATGTAGTTTCCCAATAGGCGTTATGCGCTAAAAGGCCATATATGCTATGAACAGTCTCTATGGACTCTGCCGAGCCATATCTTTGACCAAGTGCGGCAATGGTATCTCCAACAGCCGTTACGCCAAGTCCAGTTCTGCGACCTCTCTCACAAGAAACACGAATTCTCTTCCAGAGATCACTTTCTATTCGCTTTACGCTTTCTGGCTCTGGATCATTTTTTATCTTCTCTATAATTTTGTCGATACACTCCAGTTCTAGGTCAATCATGTCGTCCATAAGACGCTGCGCCAATCTTACGGTGTTCCCATAACTTTTTCCATCAAATGTTGCCTTGTCTGTAAATGGATTTTCCACAAAGGACAACGTGTTGACGAGCATGAGTCGGCAACTATCATCCTTAGACAGAACTATTTCGGAACATGGATTTACACCAACGCTAGCAAACTCCTCATAGCAATCGCTAGGAGTATTTTTAAGAACAGTGTCCCAAAACAACAAACCTGGTTCAGCGCAAGCATGGGCACTATCAATTATTTGATCCCAAATCTGTTTAGCGGAAACCTTTTTGGATATTTCTGGTGTCTTGGAGTTTGTTGGCCACCTTAACTCAACCTGGTCATTTGCCTTGACCGCTTTCATAAATTCGTCCGTAAGACGAATAGAAATGTTGGCACCCGTTACTTTCTTAAGGTCTCTCTTGATGTTTATAAAGGTTTCAATTTCTGGATGATGAACAGAAATCGTCAACATTAGGGCGCCCCTTCTTCCAGAGCCTTGGGCGACCTCTCTGCACGAGTTCGAAAATCTTTCCATGAAGACGGCAATGCCATCCGTGGACTTGGCAGCATTTTTGGTAATTAAACCCTTCGGTCGAATATTAGAAATATCAAACCCAACACCAGCCCTTCTTTTCATCAACTGAACTTGCTCTTGGTCGGTCTTGAGAATTCCTCCGTAGGAGTCATACGGGGGTTCAAGCGTGTAGCAATTGCTTAAGGTCATCACCTGATAAGGGTTTCCAATCCCTGCCATGGGGGAACCTTGTGGAACAATATACTTGAAGTCTTTCAGATAAGAATAAATCACCTCTTCAGAAACAGGGTTTGGATATTTTTTTTCTATCCTTGCAAATTCCTTTGCAAGCCTCTTGTGCATTTCATCGGGAGTAGGCTCCAAAACTTCACCCGTGGGTGTGGTAAGGGCATATTTGTCAACATAAACTCCTGCCGCAAGAGCATCACCACCAAAGTATTCCGTTGATCTTTCTAGTGCTTCATTGTAATCTGTCATGTTTTTCTCTAAGTTGTTTTCGCGGTATATCATGCTAAACTTTCAAGCTTCACAGGATTATTTTCGGATTTTTCTTTTTGTTGTTCTTTGTAAATTTTTCTAAGTGCAGAAATTGCACTTGAGCTTTGACTACTATTGTTGTTTCCGTGCGAGGATGAGAAATTATTGCCGCCGCCATTATTACCGCTTGTGGCATTCTCAGCAAGCTCTGGTTCCATTTCCGAAATAATTTTAAGCTTGGACTTGGAAGTATCCAGGTGTACGTAAAATTGAATTCCGTCCTTACCTGCTCTGTTTTTTGCAATAAACAGAGTTCCGTATCCGGTTGCCTTCATCTCGGGCTTTCTGTGAAAGCCGAAAATTACATCACAAGCATGACTCTGACCATAGGACTCTGCCATGTTCGTCATGTCAATAAAGTCTTGCTTGCTGCCTTCCTTGTTTGACTGTGTTGCTGTCCAAATTGGTACGTTGAGTTCCTGGGCAAGACCTCTGAGTTCCTCGAATATTCTCTGAAGTTCCATTCTTGGAAGTTCATATTTTTCTGTGGAACGCATGATTCCAGAGTAGTCCACGATAACGAGATCTGGTCTAAATCCAGTTAGAGCAAGTCTGTCAAGGTGATTTCTAAGAGTCTGAACGGTTGCCGTTCTCGTCGGGAACTCTTTGATAATTAACTTGCCATAGGTTTCTTCATTTTCCTTGTAGTGGTCCTTTATTTTTTGAATGTTCTCGGAGCACTCAAGAGAATTAATGTCGCAAAGATAGCTGTCGTACCTAACTCCCATAGCTCTTTCTCTAAGCTCAAAGGAATAGTGAACAACATTTTTACCTCTCTTTATTGCCTCTGCACCAAACTGGATTAGGATGTGTGATTTTCCTACGCCGGACAGAGCAACGACCGTGCCAATTTCTCCGGCACCAAGTCCGCCATTTAGAAGTTGCTTAGCGTCAAGCTCTGGGATTCCTGTCTTAATTGGATTTCTAGCCGTCTCAGAGTACCTTGCCTCAACGTCAGTACCGAGGGAAAGGCCAGGCGCAGTCGTCATACCGGCCGCTAGAGCCTCTTTGATGACGGTGGCTACCCTGTCATAGTCCTCGCTTACAATAAGCTCCACAGATTTTTCTAGAGCCATCTGGAGCCCTTGCTTGCGGCAGAACTCAAGGGCTCTGTCCTTCACAAATGGAAGGTCGCCAAGATTTTCATTCCTTGCAATCATAACAAGGAAGGAATAAATCTGCTGCCTTAAAATAGAATCCCTGTCGGACTTAAGTTCCTCTACCAGAATTGTTCTCAGAAGTTCGTTTGATGGAAACTCCTTGAACTTTTTGTGGTATTCCACATACTTGCTTGCTACCAGCTTCAGGTAAGCATGTTCAAAATAACTAACATCCAATACTTCTGCAAATTGCGCAGCCCAGATTTTATCTGAAATCATGGCCTGAACAATTTTTTCCTGAAACGTTTTATCAAAGGTGAAATGTTTCCCTTGATTTTGCGTTTTGTCCTGTAAACTCGTGGACATGCACAATCTCCTTAAAATAACTCTATTGTTTTGGTGATACGATAGAGGATACTGTTGTTGTTGTCCGCTAGTCTAACATCGGCACTCATCAGATAAACCATCGTCTGTTTAAAGATGTTCCTGCGAGAAAAAATTCCAAAAAATTCTACTCGACAAGTGTAGTTTTAAACAACACGGACAGCCTATCAAAATCAATGTCGGTTACGACGCCAGCGTCTATCATTGTACGAATCAAACCCAATTTATTTAAGTTTGGTTTGAAGTTATCTACAATAAAATCAATTTTTTCAATTTGAGAAGCAGACATGGAAGAGGAATCCAAATACATGAGTTCCCAATTTCTTTGAAGAATTTCCTTGGCTTCCCCAACGTCAGAATATGCTTTTATTTTTGACTTTTCTTTGAGCTTGGTCTCGCAATATTCTATAATGTCCTTTGGCTGATGGTCCTTGTCCACCTCTGCCAAAAAAGGAAATCTTTTTGCTGCGGTTTTGAGACCAATACCCTCAACACCTGGAATATTGTCCGAGGTGTCACCCACCATAGTTCTTGCCAGGCAAAAGTTTCTTGGAGAAATATTATATTCCGTCAGAATTTTTTCTGCAGATACAAGAATTTTCTTCCCTGGATCATATATCTCAATGCTTGGATTTTCCAGCAATTGGTAAAAATCTTTGTCAGAAGAAACAAGAATTTTTCTTGCATTTTCTTTAGAAAATTTGTTCCGAAGCAAATAAGCGGCAATATCATCACACTCCGTTTCTGGAATGTAAATCTGACACACCGGCATCTGCTTTAGAACTTGTGTAAGCAAGTGAAGTTGCTTAAGTTTATTTTCTTGGTCGCCTAGAAGCCAGGATCTCTTAGAGGTATCATCCTTTATGTTTTTGAAGGATTCCTTGTCCTTGGCTCTGTTTGCCTTGTAGCCCTCAAAGATTTTCTTACGTCTCGGTGAGGCTCCGCCCTGCTCCCAGACCACTACCAACTTCCTTGGTACGAAGTTATGCGTGAGATAATTCAGATATTTTATAAAACCAACCACGCCACCTACAGGATCTCCACTTGTGGTAACGCTTTCGTTTACCACGAACAGACGAATAAAAAGATTCATACCATCGACCACAACAATTGG